CCGCTGAGCTCAAGAGCTACGGGGTTGGTGGATGAAGTGGCCACTGGGGTCGTGATCGTTAGATTGCTGATGTTTACGGTCATGGGTATGTCTCCTGACGATAAAAATCATGGTCTGGCACGAGTGCCTTCCAACCGTGATGCGGGCGACCGCACCCTCTGTGCACTCTGGGAATGCACAGAGGGATGACCGCGCGAGTGATTTGAGCCGGATAGGCCCTTTCGCCAAGGCCAGCCGGTGAAATCGTCATGCTGCGAACAGCTCTTGCTGCTCAGGCACCGGCATCAGGGAGGCCACCAGTTGCTCAGTCGGCCATTCCGTGACGTCGGCCCAGTCGGGATGCATGACCTTGAGCGCCGTTGGGTGCAGCCACTGGCCCTGCTTCTTGTCCGGGCTGATGCAGAACTTGAAGCCCTGGTCTTTCAGGTGCATGTCGTGTTCCTCCAGTAGATTCCCAAAGCACCCGGTCGCCCAGGTGCTTCAGTGAATCGCCGGTCATGCAGCGCGAGCCAGTTCAGCCTGTGCCAGCAGCTCGGTTACAGCCTCGGCCGGCGTGCAACCGTCGGCGTAAAAGTCATGCAGGTCGCTTTCTTCTTGCGAGCCCAGCGCGACCTGGTGGCCGAGCAGCTGGGATGCCTTGTCGATCCAGCGGTAGTAGGTGCGCTCTTCAGCGTCGGCGCGGCATTCATCGGCCGCCATGGTTGCCATGTTGAACATTGCGGTGCCCTCCAGTCGGTTGGTTTCCCGGCAGCCACTCGTGGGAATGGCTGCTAGTGAAACCTGCCGCGACCCGCTACTGGAGTCAGTTGCGCGGCAATCTTCTGGTTGTTCCTCCAGCCGCGGGCCTCTCGGCTTTTCTTCCCGCTGGATAACTGGTCTCGGCGCTTTACGCTGCACGCCCGGGGCAGTTGCCACCCCTCTGGACTGTTGAGGCCTGTCCATCGCTGCCTTCGAATCTGGGCCGGTGTCGATCCGGCAAGGTGTGTCGCTAAAGAGCGGTGAGGCTTGAGGGCCTCCCGAGGGGCTGTGTAGCGCCTCGATGGAATGAACGATAAGCCAATGCCTAATTCTTGTAAATAGGTAATGCCTAACTTTTTTCATGAGTGCCTAATCCGCTCTCCGGGCTTGCATCGTTCGATGGCTCGGGTAAGCTCTGCCTAATACTGGATGGATGTACAGTTAACGGAGGAAGGTATGGCCAAGCAGAAGAAGTCGACCCCACAAGCGCGCCAAGAGATGACTGCCCTTGAGCGGCTGGGTCTGCGGGTGTCATCCATGATCAATCACCCGATCGCGCAGTCGCAGCGCTGGGTGACAATCCATCGCCTGGACACGGATGGAGACATGGAGTGGGAGGAGGTGATGGGGCTGCTGGCTGAAACGCCGGAGCTGGACCTGACGTTTAACGACGACGAGAGCGTGACGGTTCGATGGGAGGAGCAGAACGCTGATGATCGAGACGACCTGGTCGTGGAGCGGGATTGGGAGGAGGAGAGGGCAGAGGAGGAGGCGCCTTTCTGACGAGCAAAAAAGCCCGCTGTGATCAGGCGGGCTTTAGCAGAAACGAGGAGTCAGGATCCGAGCAAATTTTTCGCTGCGGCACCAAGAATCGCCGAGGCAACAGCGCCGATGACGATGGCCGCACCTAGATACTTAGCCATGGTCACTTTGAGGCCATTGATTTCTTCGGCAATCTTTTTGCTGTCGGCCTTGATGCTGCTGATGTCCTTCTCGATGCGATCGAATCTCGCCTCGGAAACTTTCTCCCAGGCTTTATCTCGCTCTACTTGTGCGGACAAGAAGCTATCGATTTTCGCAGACACCGCCTGCACCCGGGCATCCATCTTGACTTCGATGGCCTCAAGCTTTGCATTGAGCTCTTCACGAGTGATGTCGTTCATGGGGGTAGTATCGGCTCTGCGCTTCGGTTTGTCACGATCATCAAGGCTGCGGACCTTTGGCGGCGTAGACCCCATGATCTCATCGAAAATCCCCCTAGCGAACGAAGCCGGATCAGGGTTCTCGTCTAAACGCATCACGCAACTTCTCCTCAATCCCTTCCTGACTTCCCGTGATTGCCTCGATCAGAAGAAGGCATAGCTGCTCTTGTCGCTTCGGAGATTCCTTCAGAAAGTCTCTGGCGATCTTGCTGACATCTTCGTGATCTGCCTTTTGATCTTCCGGAAACTCAATCAAAGGCACAATTTTCTTGAGGATCATGTTTGTGGCTGCAGAGTTCATGAGCAATTCATTCAGCGTCATGGCGATCGTTCTATTGATCGCGTGCTGCTTCCTGAGGCGCTCGTTAAGGTCGTCGATGACCGCCTGCAGCTCATCCTTTGTAGCTAATTCCGTCACCGAAAATCTCCTGAACAATAGATCTGCCTGATCATGGCGCCGGTACTGCTAAACCAGGTGCGCATTCCAGACCAGCAGCACCCTGGCCTGGATGTAGGTCATGTCCCGACGGATCAGCCGATCCTTGTGCCGCGGGTTGTCCGAAATCATCTCGTAGTGCTCCTCATCAGCAACCTGCAGGCGCTTGATGTAGAGCAGGTCATCCCAAACGAATAGGTACACCCCATCGCCCACGAAGTCGCGGACGTTGATGTTCACGATCAGCGGGTCGCGGTGCTTGATGGTGGGCTCCATTGACTGGCCCCAGCCGGTTACCACCTTCAGGTGGTAGTGCTCTTCGAACTCAACGCCGATTTCCCGCAGGTGACTGGGGCTGACGCGAATGTCCTTGAGCATTTCCGGGTAATCGTGCGGGATCTGACCCCCACCCATTGCTGCGCGAATATCGTAGTGGGCGATCCTGACCTCGTCGCCGACCAGGCCAGGCCGGGTGAAGTCTGCGGTTATCACATTTCCCTCATCGGTCGCTTCGGCGGCTGCAATCAACTGCGCGCGCGCCGAATCCGACAAGTTCTTGCCTTGCTTGGCGAGCATGGCGCGAACCATGTCGGCAGCTGAGGTTGGCGCCGGCTCTGCGACAGGTTCCGAAGTGACGTCCTGGATGCTTTCGTAGGAGAAACCTGGGCGAAGCCCCCAGTGCTCAGGGCCCACCACATCAGAAAAGTAAGCGATCACGTCCATCAGCTTGGACTTGTCGATCCGGCCGTTTTTCACCCAGCCCTGTACCGACGGAGGCTTCACCTGGAAGTCGTCTGCGAGCTGTTTCTTAGATACGCCCTTGGCGATCCGCGCAGCATCAATGGCTGCACCTAATTCTGGTCCGGTAAGCATTGCCTAATTAGGCCTATCGCCAGCGCGATTAGGCAATGGCTTGTACGAAATAAGGTAATGCCTTATATTCATCGGTAAATCTCCAGGAGAGAACTCATGAAATCAGCAGAAGCAGCCAAAGAAGCATCCCGCGTGCTGGGCAGCCAGGCGGAATTGGCGCGCCGGCTGAATGTTGCGGCACCCACCGTCAACCAATGGTGTTCAGGAGAGCGCACGGTCCCAGCCAAGCGCGCACTACAGATTGAGGCGCTTACGAATGGCGCTGTGAATCGTGCCGATCTGTGTCCTTCGTTCCCATGGAGCCAGATCGACAGCAACCCGACCCACGCGCTTTCCGCCGCTTAACCACTTTCAACCACAAAGGAACCCACCGTGTCGTACTTCGACCCCGACCACCTGCACAACAAGCCCACCAAGGTTCGCTTGGATGAGGCTGCCGACGATCTGCTGTCGGCGATGGCTCGCTTCAAGCGCACGCAGAAGGCAGTGCTCGCCAGGGAAATTCTGGAGCGCGGTCTCGACCAGATGATGCAAGAGCTTAACGCGAAGACTGACGTGGCCTGAAGTGGCCGAGGAGGCCCTGTGCCAGAAAGCAAAGAGCTGGAGATCCAGCTCGACGGGAAGGGCAATTCGGATCTGGCTTATCTCGCCAGGCAGAAGGGCTTAACCCCTGAGCAACTGGCGGCACAAATCATCAATGAGGCTCTCAACCGGATGACGAGAACAGAGCCTGGCCGAAGCAATGTTCGGTCGTTTCGCAAGGGCTAATAAGCCCCTGAGGGACTCATGAGGAACTGCCGTTGAAAACACCAAAACCCAAACCGCAGACGCAAAAAA